CAGACCAATGTGGATGCAATAAAGCAAGAAGGCAAGTCAACTGCCGACATCATTGGAGAATTGAATGTTGAGATATTTACGGCTGAAAGAAACATTGGTGAGTTTGAACAACAATTGAGAGACAACCAAGAAAAGTTCAATTCATTCTTTTCAACTGCCGCCAAGGTGGTAAATCCATTCTATGCTGAAAGCACAAGACTTGCACTTGAATCATCAGCACAAAATGTTGCAGTTGCAAAAGCCAACATTGATGCCATCAAAGGTCAAGTTGTGGCACTTCAGCAACAAGAAGAACAAGAGAAAAGGATTATCAAGGAAGGTGATATTAAGAAACTATCAATTGATGAATTGAATAAGTTGCTTTTGGAAAACCAAAAAATAAATGACCTTGCCGGTCAAAGCAATGTGGATAACATCCAAAAAGAACTTGACTTGAGGGAGAAAGCAAAGCAGAAACTTGAGCAATTGATTGATGCAAGAAAGAAATTGTTTGAGCAACTTACTGGAGAATTGCAAAGCATCCAAAGGGAAAGCGAACTTTATCAAATCAATTTGATTGAGCCAAAGTCTTTTGCAGAGGCAGTAGATAAGATTGAACAAGTAAGAGAGGTCAATAAGAAATATATTGATGAGGATATCAATTTAAAGATTGCACAAGCGAAGGCACAAGGCACATTGACAAAAGATATTGCTGACCTATTTGAAAAGATTAGGCAAGGCAGAAAGGATTTGATTGACCAAAAAGCTGGTAAGGAAGTTTTGAGCCTTGAAGAAACCACCATCCAAAAACTTGCAGAACTCAAGCAAAAGGCACAAGACCTAATTACTCAAACCAATCTTGGTGACTTGCAAAAGATAGTCAAGAAAAGTGGTGAGGCATTTGAGAAAGCCATTGTGGATGTGGAAGCCAAGATTGGAACGGCTCAACAAAAAGAGGCAGAGGATAATCTTGCAAAGAGATTGGTGCTTTATCAAAAGTCAATCATCAGCCAAAGGGATGCTGATATTAAAGCAATTAAGGATAGGGCAACAAGGGAGGCTGCATCAGTAAAGGAAAGTGCAACGGCAGAGCAAGAAAGAAAATTGATATTTGCCAATGCCAACAAAGAGATTAAATCATTAACTGATAAGGCACAAGAAGAACTTGACCAAGCCAATCAGTCTTATGATGAGACTACTGATAAACTTTCACAAGGAGTTGTTGACTTTGTTACTGCCAATGCTCAAGCATTCCAGTTGGTTGGTGAATTGCTTGGTGAGTTAACCAATATCTATGACCAATTTGCAGAGAAAAGGATTCAGCAGATTGAAGAAACAAAGAATGCAGAAATCTCTGCCATTGATGAGCAAATTGCCAAGGATGAAGAAGCACTTGAGTTAAGGAGAATAAGTGAAGAAGAAGCCTTCCAAAGAAAGCAATCCTTGGAGGCACAAAAGGTGAAGTTGGAAGAAGAAAGTGCCAAGAAGGTAAGGGAGATTAAGAAAAGACAAGCAGTCCTTGATAAGGCAAATGCTTTGTTTCAAATTGCTCTGAACACTTTCCAAGCCTTGGCTGATGTGAAGAACTTGACAACTGCCGGTGCATTGACTCCATTGATTCTTGCTCTTGCCGGTATTCAATCTGCTGCCGTATTAGCACAACCAATCCCATATCGTAAAGGTTCAAAAGATACTGGGGCAAGTGGTCATATGGCAAGAGTGGGTGAAGAAGGTGAAGAGATTGTTTATATGCCAAGCCATTCAAAGGTTTTACCGGCAAGGCAAACCAAGGAATATGGCAACTTGCTTGATGCAATGTTTGACAACAAGTTGAATGAATATGTTGCCAAGACTTATGTGACACCGGCACTTCAGAGGCAGAAGGCTATCTTTGAGAATGAAAAGCAAGAATCCTTTGCCAACAATATCAGCAAATCCATTTACTTCAATGGTGGCTTGAATGCAAACGATTTGGAGAAGGTTAGAAAGAGAGGTCAGCCAATCACCAATGTTGATGAACTTGCCAAAGCAATAGTTAAGAACTTACCAACTTACGACCCATATAGGAGATAACCAATGGCATTCATTGTAACAAATAGTAGTGAGTTAACCATTAACATCAATGATGGATGGAAAGACCTTGACATTCCCAAGTTTCGCATTTATATGCAAGTGGATGAACCAAACATAACCATTTGGTGGGCAGACAATGAGAAGGGAAAGCAAGGGATAACAAGGAATATTGTAATGGATTACAATGATGTGTTGTTTGGTGCATATGCTCCAAGTAGTGCAACTGAAATACAATCCATCATTAATGGTTACATCATAAGTGCTTGGACTGATATATGGTCAAACTTCGCCAATTATGTTCCATACATAGGAGCAACAACCAATGTAGACCTTGGAACATTTGGTTTGACTACTGATTATGTCGCTTTTGATTTGAACCCAGTAGCAAGTCCCGGTGCCGGTCAAATTGCTTATGATGGTGCAACTGGTAGTCTTTCCTATTTGCTGAACAATTCAAATGTAGTGAGTCATATTGGACAGACACTTCACGCATATGTTCACAATGCAGAAGGCTCACCATTGACCAAGGGACAAGTTGTTTATTTGTATCAAGCAAGTGGCAATAAAGCAAGTGTTAAACTTGCAAGGAACTTGAGTGATTCAACAAGTGCCAAGACATTGGGATTATGTGCTGAAGATATTCCAACCAATCAAAATGGTATGGTCATTTGTCAAGGGCAAATAATCGGCTTGGACACTTCAATGTTTGCTGATGGTGATACACTATACTTGGCAAACACTTTTGGTAATATGACCAATGTCAAGCCTTATGCACCGGAACACTTGGTCTATATTGGTGTGGTTGAAAAGGCATCCAATGGCAATGGAGAGATTTATGTAAGACCTCAAAATGGTTATGAGTTAGATGAGATTCACGATGTGGATTTGATTACCAATCCACCATCTACTGGGGATGTCTTGACTTATAATGGATCGTTATGGGTTAACCAAGCTCCGGCAAGTGGTAGTGGAACGGTGACATCCATTGCAACAACATCACCAATTACTGGAGGTACTATCACAACAAGTGGGACAATAGGAATCAATCAAGCCTCATCAATTCAAGATGGGTATTTAAGTAGTGCTGATTGGTCAACCTTTAATGCTAAAGAACCGGCATTGACCAAGGGTAATTTGACTGAAGCCACAAGTTCAGTATTGACAATTAGTGGTGGCACAAGTTCAGTCATTGGAAGTGGTACAAGCATTGAAGTGAAACAAGCAAGTGCTTTGCAAAGTGGATTCCTTTCTTCAACTGATTGGTCAACTTTTAATGGTAAACAAGACTTGTTGGTTAGTGGCACAAACATCAAGACCATTAATGGAACATCCATCCTTGGAAGTGGTGACTTGGATACTGGCTATACATTATCAGTCCAAGCCTTGACTTCTTCTCCGGCTGATAATGCAACAATATACTTTGGAAACCTACCTAAAGCACCAGTAACAACTGCAAACATTTCAAAGGTCTACATCCCAAGAGCCGGTGTGATAAAGAGGGCAGAGATTTATTGCTATAGTGGTACTGCCGGAACAAACCAAGCGTGGAGTGGTTACATAAGGAAGAACAACACAACTGACACATTGATTTCAACTTTGAGTGTTGCAACCAATGAAAGGGTCTTTAGCAATTCATCACTTGCAATTTCAGTTGTTGCCGGTGACTACTTTGAAATTAAATTCATCAATCCCACTTGGGCAACTAATCCATTAACGACCATCTTTGGTGGTTACATATACATTGAATAAGTATGAACTTACAAGCGAATCAAAGGGAGATAGTATCATTTGACATTTGGAAAGATGGAATCTTTCACCCAGTCAATGTCATTAGGCTATCAGTTTATAGTGGCTATGACTTCATTGCCTCACCCGGTCAAGTGCATTATGATTTGATACACCACGAACAAGATGTTGATGGTAGCATCTATGAAGAAATAGTTGCTCACGGTTATGTTCCATTGACATTTCAAATTGTTTCAACTTGGGGTGCTGATGACCAACCAATTTTTGATTATGTCGCACAAGAGTTATCAATCACATTAGTCTGATGGCTTTCAAATTCTACCTTGATGGTCAGTTGACCGACACACCAATTTCTGATAAGGAACTTACTTCATCAATCAAGAGGGATAGGACTACCAAGATTCTTTCCATCACACAAGATGCAGAGATAACTTATAATGGGAATAATGACCTTGAGCCAAACACTATTAGTGGCTATGCATATTTGAAGAATCTTTTTGAAACACAAATATGCAATGAAGTTGAAGTGGTAATTACTGATGAGGTGAGTGATGTCTTGACTTACCAAGTTTATGTGGGCATCATTAAGATACCTTCCATAAGGATAGATTACCAACAACAAATCCTTTACACCAAGGTTCAAGACAGAGGCTTTTATTCCTACATCAACAACAATAAAAGTGTGATTGTTGATTTGGCTGAAACATTCACCAAGTCAAATCTTCCACTTGACCCCATTGACTGGTATAGTGTTGACCTTTATAGGCAAGATACTTGCACATATGGTGGGGCAAACAACTACTATTTTAAAGGCTTTAAAATAACTGATGTATTTGCCTTTGTCATTGATTACATAACTGACAAGAAACTTACTTTCCAATCCGATTTCTTGGATGCATTGCCACAAGCACCTTTCTTGTTTAGTGGTCAAGCATTGGCAAACTCCTATACCATTTATCCAAATGCTCAAGAGCCGGTAATCAAGATAACATTCTCAAAGTTGTTTGATGAACTTTCAAAGATTTACAACTTGGTCTTGTATATTGATGCAACTGATATGGACAATCCAGTTGTAAGAATTGAAGATGCACAAAGCACATTTGAGCAAAGCATAGGTTATGAGTTTGATGACATCAAGGAGTTAAGCACATCAATGGACATAACAAGTTTGTATGCCATTGTAAATGTTGGAAGCAACAACTTCATTGGTACTGACACACCAAACAACCAAGTGCCATTCCCTACGGATCGTGCTTACTTTGGTTGGAGGGCAGAAACCTATTACCCACTTGGGCAATGCAATGTTGAAACAACTCTTGACCTTGTGAATGATTGGATTATTGACACCAATGTTTTGTGGCAATCAATCAATGCCAATTCAGCAACCTACTTTGATGACATCTTTTTGATTCAATGCAGTAACATTGATGATTACAACAAGACTGCCGATGGTCATCAATTTGAATTCTTTGGTGATGGCACTTGCACATACAACCAAGGGTTGAATAACTTCAACAAACTGCAAAGGTTTTCTGAAGAATTTGAAAGTGCTTTTGGTACTGGATTCCAAAGTTTCACCGATGGTTTCAGAGCATCCCTTTCAAACAACATAATCCTTGAGGCAAATCCATCATTGCCATTGGGAGGTATATTCTTGCCAAGTGCCAGTTCACCACCTTTGCCAAGTTTGTTTTTTGAACCATTGGTTTTTGGTGATGTTACAAGTGGCATCAATTACAACAATGGAGGCAACTACAATGCATCTACTGGGGTTTACACCATTCCAACAAATGGTCTTTACTCCTTCAACTTCACAATGGATTATTTCATTCAAGGAGTATTCAGTTCCTTTTACACCAATTACTTTTTCATCACAATGGGATTCAGACATTATGATTCAACAAATGTCTTGAAGTTTCAAAGTGGTCAAACCTTTACCTATGGGGCAGTACCACCAATTGGGGTGAATCAACAAAGCAATGTGGATGTGGTTATTGATGCCGTTGCCGGAGATTACATCCAAGTCTTTTTAGATGTTGCATACCAAAGCAATTTACCATTCTTCAATACTGAAGGAGTCTTTATCAGACAAAATAGTTTCTTTGAATGCACCGGAACACCAAGTGGAGGCTTGACCCCAACAACTGGAACAAGGCAGACCAAGAAATACTTTTTTGAATTCAACTACGAAATCCCCGAATCCGATTGGTTAAATTTGACCAAGAACATTACCAAGACAATCCAATTTGAAAAGGATGGAATCATTCGCTATGGATGGATTGAAAACATCAAAAGAAACGATTGGACTGGAATTGCAAACATTAAACTCATAACATCCAATGCCACTTATACGCAATAAACACCAACCATTCTTTCCCGACCCCGATTCACCAAACAATTACAATTGTGGTACTGAAAGGTATTGCCATCCCTTCAATGGTGGTGACACTTTTATGACTCAATTCTATCAGACTCCTTGCAATGACAATGAGATTCTTGACCCGGAGTTTGATGATTACACATTAGGTGCTGAAGTGGTGAGCAATGGTGACTTTCTTTCAGCATCATTGAACCTTTGGAATAGTGGAGCATCTCCATTGTCCACAACACTTGGAGTGCTTGTAAATGGTTGGACTGGAGCAAACCCAACAAGGGTTGAACATATTAGTGGTTATACCGATTCTTTGAATCAAACATCTTTGGGGTTTGTTGTAGGTGAGGCTTATCAAATAACCATTGAATTCACAAGAACAAGTGGAAGCATTGAGGTAGTGCTTGGTGATGGGGTTGAAGAAAACAAGAGTGGAGCTTTGGAAGTTGGAGGCACATACACTTTCAACCTAATGTATTTGGATAACTTCAATGACATTGTGCAAGTAAGACCAACAACTGACTTTGTGGGTTATGTGAATTCAATTAGTGTGAAGCAAATCACTTATGACTATTGGTTGGCGAATGGATCGTGGACTTTTGATAATGGCTTTGCTTGTCACATTGAAGGCACTATTGGAGACTTGAAAGATTCAGCACCAAACTACATTGATGCCGGTGGTTATTATTCAGCATCATTGACCATTTCAAATTATGTGCAAGGCTCAATTGACTTCTATGTTTCAGACATCTTGGTTGGTACAATTTCAGCCAATGGCACATATACTTATTATGCTTTTCCAACGGCAAGTGGAACAATCAAAGCAGAGCCTTCAAGCGACTTTATTGGATGCATTAGTTTGCCATCAGTCTATGAGTTAAGGGATGACTATACTGCTTTCATAGTTGATGACAATGGAACTGAATTTGATGTTTCTTCTTACATTGAATATTATGAGCAATATGTGACTTTGAAATTTGACTTTGCTACCGTTGGGAATTATGAGTTGCCTACTGGATGTTACAATGTCAAGATATTTGACCAATGTGTTATTGAGTCTAATAACCTTGTGACCAATGGTGATTTTGTCAATGGCTTTACTGATTGGGTTAAGAACAATGCCGGAACACAATATGCAATTGTATCTGACCAATTGGAAATGAACTTTAATCCTTTTGGAATTGGAGATACTGACTACATTACCAATGGAGATTTTGCAAGTGGCTCAACTGGATGGACATTGGGAAGTGGATGGAGCATTGTAAGTAACAAAGCAAGGCATACACCCGGTAGTACTGCAACATTATCACAAACAATAACCATACCCACGCCACCATTACCGGCTTTAGGGTACAACTATTGGATTGGATTCACAACATCCAATTGGACTACTGGCACAATATCAGTCAAGGTGGGTAATGCTTTGACCGGAACAACTTACACTTGGAAGGGAAACGATAGATTCATTCAATTCTATCAGCCAAAACAAGGTGGCACGGTTGACATAACCTTTACACCATCATCCACATTTGATGGTGATATTGATGACATCAAAATGGTTGTGACAAATCATAGTGGTTTTGCTTTGCTTTATCATTCAAGCATTCCAACAATCACTCCCGGCACTTATCAAACGGAATTTGAAATTATCAGTTCTACTGATAGCAATATTTCAATGCGTGGTTATTTGAATAATGGTTTGCCCACACCATCTTACCAAAGTGTTGTTGGCACATATTCATTCCAACAAACCTACACTTTGAATGGAGGCATCTATTATGTGCTTGTAAACTTTGGAAAGACTGACCCCAATTACATTCAAGCCAACTATGTGGAAGGCAGTATTACAATGGACAATTTCAGTCTTAAAAAGATTGAACCATATGAGGCTACATATGAAACTGAATGTTTGTCATACAATGAGAATGGATGGGATAAAACTAAAATGATTGTTGCTTGGTGTGACCAACCTTCATTTGGTTTTGAGTTTGCCAATACTGGTTTCAAGTTGCAACAAAGGGCATTGATACGATCCATCAATCCATCTTATCCAAATCAAAAGAACATCCAACAAATGGGTAGTGGCAATGCAAGAATGGTGTATGCAGAGATTGAAAAGTATTGGGAAGTGCATACCGACTTTGCCTCTGAAACTTTTCACGATGCTATGGCAGTCCAATTGAGTTGCGACCATTTCCAAATAGGAGACACCCAAGGAAACGGAAAAGAATACATTACCAATGGTGATGAATACACACCAAGTTGGCAAGGAGATGGAACATATAGTTTGGCAACTGCGACCTTTGAAGTTAGGATAAAAGAAAAAGGTCAGATATTCAATAGACACATTTAATGATTATATTTGCAACAAGGTGTCAAAGTGGGTGAGACAAAAAGTAATCCCTTAACTCAACTTAAAACAACTTAACACCAAAATCTCTTAAAAAAATGGGATGTCTTAATTACAATTGTGCTACTTTGACTGAACACGAAGTAAGCACCTTGGCTTGTAAAGGTCCGAGACCAGCCGGAATTTCTTCAGCCGTATTTATTCTTTGCTCATCAACTTTGGTTGACCCTTCTGATGGAACTGAAATCAACAACTTGATTGCCTCCGGTGATGCAAAGTTGGTTGAAAATATCCGTATGGGTTTGGGTAGTGGTGAGGTAACACAATCACCAAAGGTTACTGCTTGTGGTCTGCCACAAACATTGTATGTGACCTATAGTGGAAACATTACCGACTATTCTTTCAACCAACAAAATATGGAGTTTTGGACAACCTTGACAAGTGGTTACACAATAAGTGGAATCGTTGCAAGACTTTGCCCAAAGAATGGTTTCGATGATGAGTCATTGTGGATGGATGGTGAAGTTTCATTTAGTGGTTCACCAGTCATTGCTGACACCGATGAAGAAGCTGCAAACTTCGCAATCACTTATGCTTACAAAGGAACGGTTTCTTTGATTCCTACACCTACCGGAGTATTCTCTAACTAATCCATTTCCCTAATGGATAAGGGAGTAATCCTTTTGGCTTTCGGAAAGAGAGGTTATGGGTTTATGGCTTATAACCTCTCACTTTCCATTAAGCATTATTCACCAAACATCCCTATTCATTTAATTGCAACAAGGGAAGTATTAAAAGAAGTTACTGACCATTCCGTTTTTGATTCAATCGAATGGTTGGAAAGTGTGCCAAGTGACCCCGGTCTTTTCAAGGCACAAATAGGCAGAAACCTACCATTTGAACACAATCTTTTTCTTGATGTTGACGCAATAGCATTGCAGTCACTTGAACCATTGTTTCAAAAGTGCATTGATAGTGGTGTGCATTACTCAACCTATATTCACGAAGTCTATGACATCCACTCACCAAACATTTTACCACAGATGTTTTGGGCATATAGGGAAGACATATGGCAACACTATGGCTTTGATGCCAAGACAAAGTTTCCGGCAACACAATCAAGCATTCAGTACATTAGGAAGTGTGCCAAGACTGATGAACTATATGACCTATTCAATGAGGCTTTTGCCAATCCAATCCCATTGGAAAGGTTAAGAAACAAGTGGGGTGGTGGTCAACCGGATGAACTTTATTTGAATGTTGCTCTTGCCAAGCAAGGTGGCTTCAATCACATTGGTCAAGACTCCATTTGGTTTGGCAATGATGGTTCACGCAGACCTCACGAACTTGTTTACTCCCATTATTTGCTTTCATACTTTGGATATAGGAACAACATTAGACCAATGTATTGGGAATATTATGACAAGATGTTGCAAAAGATGGCAAGTGCCAAAGGAATGAGGCACATTTTCAAAAGCCATCTACTGAAAGGTGATAAGATTGCAAATGTTCAAAATGATAGGACTAAAAATGCAAGGTCAAACATTGGAACAAACTTGATAAGACCCGATGCCAAGAAATATCCAAAGGGAGACAAACGCATTATTCTTTTTACTCATTATTATGAGCAAAAATTTGCAGACCGACAAAGGGAATTAAGAAAGGTTATGGAGGCAAACATTAATTGCCCATCCATTGACATAATTGTTAACCTTGGAGTTCCTTATTCAAGCCAAAAGGTGGTGAATATTGAATATGAGCGACCCACTTACGCAGACTTCTGCAAGGAGTCACAAAGGTTTGATGCAGATTTTTACATCATTGCCAATACTGATGTCTATTTCACAAGTGAGATTGAGCAAATCAATGAACTGGAAATGGATGGCAAGGCACTTTGCTTGTCAAGGTGGGATGTTCAGACCAATGGTTATGCCAAGTTATTCAATTATGAGTGGTCACAAGACACTTGGATTTTCAAAGGCAAACCTCCATTGATGGAAAAGTGTGATTTCACAATGGGACTTCCGGCTTGTGACAATCGATTTGCTTATGAACTTGCACAAAAGGGAATTCAACCAATCAATCCATCATTGAGCATCAAAACTTATCACTTGCATATCACCAACAAAAGAAACTACAAGGAGCAAGATAGGTTGCAAGGTCAAGTGATGCCAGTACAAGTTGAGGATTGGTCAAAATATAGAAGGAAAAAGTTGTTGATTCATCAACCGGGAAAGGTTGGAGATATCATTATTTGTTTACCCATTGCAGAGCATTACCACAAGTTGGGATGGATCGTTGAATGGATGTGTCCGATTCAATATCATTCACTTTTTAAATATGTGGATTATGTCAAACCGATTGTTTCAAAGGTTTCTTCTTACGATAAAGTCATTGATTTGTCTTTTGGAATCATTACCAATAGTGAAGTGCATAGGCAATGGCTCAAGCAAAGGAACAATCTTGATTCGTTTGTTGAACTTAAATACCAAATTGCTGGAGTACCTTTATTGGAATGTCGCAATCTTAATTATTCACGGAATGTACACTTGGAGGATTCTCTTTATACTGATTTGGGGTTGGATTCTCTCAATGATTATATCCTTGTCCATAGTGGTAGTGATTATGGTTCTTCCATTGATGTTTCTTCTGACAAGACTATTGTTTATTTTAAACCGATTGAAGGCAAGAACTATCAGATTTTTGATTGGAGAAAAGTGATTGAGAATGCCAAAGAAATTCATTGCATAGATTCATCATTGTGTAACTTTGTTGATAGCCTCCCATTTACAAGGGGTGAGTTGCATTATTACATAACCGACAAAGTGCCACATAAAAGTGACCGTACTTTGCTCACAAAAAAATGGTTGGTCTATGATTTGGTATGAATTCAACATTAGCATCTATGACCAAAAACTTGAAGACCTTGGTGTTTCCACTTATCGGAATGCCAAGGCAATGGTCAACTTGAATGACATCCAACATTTTTCACAAACCTACATTCACGACACTGATACCGAATGCACATTGATAAACTTTGTAAATGGAGATTCAATGGTTGTCAATGAATCATATGACCAAGTAAAAAGGATAATGAGATGCAAATAGCACAACACATAATGCCCAATGGAATGAGTGCAAAGGCAGAATTCTGCTTTGCCATAACTGAACTGATAAGGAACTTCAGACTCAAGAAAATTGTGGAGACTGGAAGTTATATGGGTGAAGGTACAACCAAAGCCATAGCAGATGCAATGCTTGGAGATGAAATGGTTTATTCCATTGAAGTCAATCCAAGGTATTATGAGATAGCAAGAAAGAAACACAAGAACACAAGCATCAATTTCTTACTTGGCTTGTCAGTTAAAAGACCATTGTTGCCTACTGACTTCACTTGGGATGTTCCACCAAACATTGTGATTGACCACCTTGACCATAATAGGGAAATCCTTTACAAGCAAGAGGTGAGTTTCAATGTGCCGGACAATATGATTGATTATGCATTGGGCAAAATGAATTACCAACCCGACTTGGTTATTCTTGACTCTGCCGGTCATATGGGATTGGTTGAATTCAAGGAGTTGATGAAACTTGCCGAAGCACCTTTCTTTCTTGCCTTGGATGACACCAATCATATTAAGCATTATGAAAGTGTCAAGTTGCTTGAGGCAATGGATGTGGATTTGATTTTTGAAACTGAAGAAGGCTTTGGCAGTAGGATTTATTACATCAAATGAGATACGCATTCACCATAATCTTTAATGGTAAACACCATTTGTTGAATCAAAGGTTCATTGACCTTATGGTTGGATCGTTTGACAAGTGGATTATTGTGGAAGGTTTCAGTTCCAATGGTGGTTCAACTTCTTGGTGTCATAACTTAAACATCCAAAGGAATTCAACTGATGGCACATTGGAACTTCTTGCAGAGTTGATGGATAAGCATTCAAACATCATTGTCCATTCAAGAAAGAATGGTTGGAAAAGCAAGGATGAGCAAGTGAATAAGGCAATGGAGTTGTTGCAAGGCAGTCCAAGTGGATGGCTATGGCAAGTTGATGTGGATGAGTTATGGCAAGAAGGTGATTTTGCCAATGCAGAATCAATGATGGAACAAGATGTTTCAGTTGCCGGTGCTTTCCAGTTCCATCATTTGCTTTGCCAAGATTACAAGGGAAGGCAATTGGTTGGAAAAGGTGAATGGGGTAGCAATTGGCACACACGATTGTGGTGGTATGAAGGTCAAAACTTCATAAGCCACGAACCACCATTGATGAAAGGTCAGAAAACAATCAAGCAACTGCCTCAAAAGTATCACCACTACTCATATTATTTTGAGCAAGATGTTCTTTTCAAGTCCAAATATTACAAAGGTTATGCATCTTTGTATAGGAATTGGATAAGATTGCAGAAGAAAGCCTTTAACTTTCCCATAAGTACAAGGGAATTGTTTGGCAATTCAAGTAATATCAACCATAAGAATTCAACCATTACCCACTATGAAAGTTTGTAAGCCGTGCCAAGGTGGTAGACCAAGACCCACCATCAAACCTAAACCAAAAAGTTAAGATGTTAACTCCCGAATTCATATACCAACTTGTCACTTCAGTAGTGGACAAGAAAAAATCAAGTGCAAAGACCAAACCAAAATTGGGAAGCCATTGGTCTAATGCAAGTGTTGATGATAACCATTTGCCGGAGTATTATGATGGCTATCAATTGGCAGTAAAATGGCTTAATCAAATTAGGGTTCACGCACAAAAAGGGGTTTATCCATATGCATTGTTTGAAAAACAAGCACCGAATCAAACTCCTATGGAGGCTGAATATGTTCGTGCCAATTACAAGCAGACAACAATACAAGTATTCAAAGATATGGTTGACACATATGGCAGAGCATATCACGAAAACAACTGGAGCATTCAATTTACTCCCGATGCCGACCAATATGTGAATTCAAGTCAGACCTTGCAACAATACATTGACCAAGACTTTCCCGAATATGGATCGTTGGACAACTTTGTTTTCACCTTCTTGCCACCTTTGAAAATGATGGATGCAATGGGAGTGGTTGCAGTTATGCCATATGAGATTCCGGTCATTGAAAAAGATGGTGAGCAAATCATAGACCCCGACCAACTTGTTGAACCTTTTACAAAGTTCTATCACACAACAAGAGTCTTGGCTTATGCTCCGGAGTATTGTGTTATTGAAAGCGAAGAACTTTCTCCAGTTGATTACAATGGCAAAGAGGTATATGATGGTTTGGTTTTTTACATCTTTGATGAAGAATGGATTTACAAAGCCATTCAAGTAGGTAAGAAAGTTGACTACACATTTGAATTAATTGAGTGGTTCAATCATAATACCGGTAAACTTCCAGTCAAAAGAGTTGATGGTATAGCCATTCAGATTGATGAGACAATGATGCAACAAAGTCCATTCCTTTATGCTACTGACATATTGGATGAAGTGCTTTTGGATAGTGCATTATTGAGAGGCATCAAACCAACTTGCACCTATCCATTCAGAGTGATGGTTGGTGAGTATTGTGAATTCAGCATAAGGGATAATGGAGAGCAATTGGTTTGTGATAATGGCTACCATTATAGGAGTGATGGCACAAAGTCAATGTGTCCGGAGTGCAATGGAACTGGTGCAAAGGATAGGGTTTCACCTTATGGCACATTGTTGATTAAGCCACAAAAGGGAGCGAATCAAGGTGACACCGTTTCGCCGGACAAGGCAATGTATTATGCATCTCCATCAGTTGAAACACCTACTTTCCTACGCAATGAAATTGCCCAAGGGATGGCAATGGCTTATGATATTTTGCACCTAAAGAAAACCGACAACAAGGTTCAAGGTGGTAGCAATATGACTGCTACTGAAGTTGCCTCTGACCAAAAGAGTTTGATTGCCGGTATCAAGCAAAACTGCCTTCAGTTATTTGATATGTACGAATGGTGCATTGATATGATTGGCTTGATGCGTTATGGTGTCAATTATAGAAAGCCAGTCATCAAGCGACCAGTCAACTATGACTTCTATATGGAGTCCGATTATATGGCTCAAATCAATGAGGCAATCATTTCAAAACAACCTCCTTTTGTTATTCAGTCAATCATCTATAAGTATTTGCAAACCTTGTTTTATCCCGATGTGCAAGGGCAAAAGGTTTTCAATTTGATTAGCCAAACTGATAGGCTTTTGACAATGACCTTGGATGAAATCAATATGAAACTTGCCAAGGGAATTGTGGACAAATGGGAGGTTGTGCTTCACGATTCAGCCATCAATTTTGTCAATGCTCTTATGATGGAGAATGAGAATTTCTTTGAGCAAGACTTTCAAGTTCAGATGGAACAACTTATTGCCAAAGCCAAGGAAGTTACTGGAGACATTGGAGTTGTCAATGGTGTTGTTGAATTGGATAGCAAATCAATTGTTGATGGCATTGTTGCAAACACAACCATTGAGGCAATTCAAGGCACACCGGAGTTGCTCAAGGATATGACTGCAAATGAAAGAAGGGAATTGTTGTTGCAGTTACCGGCACAAACTGACAAGGCAAGTGAAGAAAGGTTATTGGTTGAAGTGCTTGGAGTGGGTGGCACACAAGCTCTGCAAAGCATCATCACCGATGTCAACTTGACCCCACAACAAAAGGTGAATATCTTGGTTGAAGTATTTGGATTCACTTCACAAGTGGCAAGTCGGATCGTAAGATAATATGGCATCCATTGGGGACTTAATTGCAGACAAAGTAAGGAGGCTGACTGAAGTCCCCGATGAATTCCTTTCTCAAGTAGAGAAGGCACAAAAGGAATTGTTTCCCGAAGTGGTTGAACTCCTTATGCAATTGAAGGTGGATGCTGATGGCAACATCTTATTCAACAATGCAAACCTTGAGTTGACTGCTGAAGTAAAGGAGGCAATCAATCAAATTCTTTTGGGTAGTGATTACACAAGTGCCGTTAAGACCTTTGCCAAGGAATTTGACAAACAAGCATCCATCACCAATCAGATTGTCAGAAAAGGCTTTGACTTTACTGATACCAAATTGCAAGAAACACTTGTTAAGATTTCAAAGAAGTCCACAAGTGAAATCCTATTGGACAACATAGGTGACCAAAGATTCAGTTCCATCATTGCCCAAGAAGTGGAATTGGCAGTTAGTAATGGAGCATCATTCAAAGAAACAATCAAAGCAATTAGGGGACTGGTGGAAGGTGATGAAAAGACTGATGGCAAGTTATTGCAGTATTCAAAGCAAATTGCACACGACCAATTCGCTATTGCAGATAGGTCATACACTTCAGCCGTTGCCGATGAGATAGATGCAGAGTGGTTCTTTTATAGTGGTGACACGATAGAAAGCACAAGGGAGTTTTGCCGTGAAAGACACAATAAATACTATTACTATAAAGAGATAGAAGATTGGGCAGATGAAAATTGGGATGGCAAGATAACTGGCACAAATGAAAAAACCATTTTCTCTACTGCCGGAGGTTACAATTGTCGGCATTCCATCATTCCAGTTTCAATCTTTGCAGTACCAAAAGAAGTGGTAAGAAGAAACATCAGCAATGGAAACTTCAAGCCAAGTGAAGCATTATTAAATCAATTGAATCTTGATTAAGCAAAGACCTTACGGGGTCAATGCAAAATCATTTAAGACTATTTTGGATGACTCCAATATTAAGAATCGCTCCAGTCATAGATTTGAAACCAATGTTTTCAATAATGATGTATCCGTTTTGTCTGACAAGCCTATTGCCAAAATAGTTCTTGCCTTTCAATTTGTAGGAGTAAACTTCCCAAGTGGATTTGTTGGCTTTGATTTTACGAATTAATTTACCGGTCTTTTTTTGTTTTGGTCGCATTGAGGTCAATGATTAATAAGATTAAACAAATGATGAATAATATTAAGTTGAATAAAGTTGAATGCCAATCCATACCCAAAGAATGGTTAAGGTACAAATAAGTACCACCCAAAAGAGTGCAACAAGGTTATCATCATTATCATTCTCATCCATATGACTTGTGGTACTGAATAGTACAAACTTAAAAACAAAAGTATCATTTGCTACATTATATTTGCAATAAAATCAGTAAGATATGGACAAAGACAAAACACTTCAGTTGAAAGAAGCCATTTCAATGGTGACCGGAAGGAGGGCGAAACTGCCTCCTTCAATTTACAAGAATCCAGTAAGAATGCAGAGTGGTGGTTGGAAGTTGATAGAGAATGCAAATGATAGTATCACCATTGCACCACCTATGGTGTTTGAAGTGAATGCCACAACTCCAACAACGGAATCAAAGCCAATGGATGAAAGAACGGCATCAATGCTTGAAATGGTTCTTGGCACAACTGAAATACCAAATGTTGAACCAACAAAAAAAAGAGGTAGAAAATCTAAAACTGAAAACATATGATTGACTTAAAAACATTAAATGAGTTTGCCGGTACATCGGCTGAAACCTTTGACCAATTCAAGGAGCAATTCCAAAGCAAGTTCATCTTGAAGGAGAATGCACCCAAAGACCCCGAAATAATTCAGCAAATAAGTGGTAAGGTTTTGGGTTCAGAAATGACCAACTTGAAAAGAATGTTCAAAGGTGAGGGCATTGAATTCAATGAGGATGAATTTAAAGAGATAAGAAAGAATGAAGAACTTGTTGCCTTGGCAGTAAACAAGATGAAAGGTGGGTTCTTGAATCAAATTGAAGATGTCAAGAAGTTAAGTGGTAATGGCTTTGATGAAAAGGTAAAGGAGTACCAAGACAAGATTGGCAAGTTGGAAAAGGAAAGGGGCGAAATCAAAAGTGCTTGGAAACAAACCGCTGATGAGTTTGAGAAATACAAAGTGGATGTTGCCACATCAATGAGGTCAAAAGAAATTGATTTCAGAGTGACTAAAGCCAAAGAAGGATTGAGGTTCAGACCCAAGTTGAATGAGGCAGAGAGGCACGGCTTTGAAGCAATATTGAAGAGCAAGTTGAAGTTTGACTTGGATGAGACTACTGGGCAACTCATCACAATGAATGCAAGTGGTGAAAGGATTAAGTCCAAAGTCAAAGCCGGAGACTTTATGCAACCCGATGAGGCAATGCAAGAAATAATAAATGAACTTGGCTTGGGTGAGACAAATCCCCACGGAGGCAAGTCAGCACCATCCATTCAGCCAACAACACAAGGTTTGTTTGGAATGAGGTCAGCACAACAACCACAAGGTCAACAACCAAATCAAGAAGGTAAAAAAGTTCTTGTACATCCAAAAGCAATGCGTTAAATTTGCTTCGCTTTTGTTTGTCATTTTGCTCATTTTGGTCAAGTCCCCATAGAAATATGGGGATTTGTTATTATATTTGCAACCATTGGTGCGTTGACCTCTGCATTATGAGGGATTTCTTTGGTGCTTTCCTTGGCAATAAATAAGGCTCACAAATTAAATTCACTTCATAAATAAATTAAAAAACAATGTCAACCGTTTCATCATCCTTACTTGCTTGTCCCGATGTACAAGCCGAACTTACCAACTACTTCGCCACTTGTGGTCACGCATCTTTTGTTCGTGAGTCACCATTCTTGCAGATGATTACATCAGCAGAAAATACTTTGGGCATAAATCAAATCGTTAACCCCGGTGGTGCAAAGACTCGTACCGTGGTTTTGCGTTATGACCAAAAGATTCCAGTATCAGCCGTTGAAGAAGTAAACTCTTGTGAAATTGAATGTACTGCCACCACCAAAAGGGGTGATGCATCTGCTGAATATTCAATGGATATCTGCAACAAAATCAAAGTTGAAGAAGGTTGGAACATCTACGATTTGACTTCTATTTGTCGCACCAATGAGCAATTCCTTACTTCACGCATCAATGCTATGGCATCTGCCCTTGAAGAAAAGATTGCCCAAAAAACCGCTGAAGAATCAGTTGCTTTGATTGGCAATTGGGCAAGTGATGTTGCTGATGTTACTGGCGATGTTCTTCAAGTTGCTACCAAGCAAAGTGGTGGTGTTAATGTAAACCCATACTTCTTGCCAAAGATTTCCTTGGCTGCTAAACAAACTGGCTACTGCCAACCAATCGGAATCTTCGGTGGTTCCGAACTTTACCTTTCTGCCGATATGTTGAATGTTGGTTGTTGCGTTGATGCCGGTTATGACCTTATGGGTGTGATGCAACGCTATGGCAAATCAGTTGCTTGGGACCCTTATGTTGTTAGTGCTTTCGCTTCTGATAACATCTCTTTGATGACTCAATTGGGTGCATTGCAAATGTTGGTTTTCACTCTTGGAAGTGAAGCCGGTTTCTCACCAATTGCAAGTTCATCTGCAACCAACTTTGAAATCCTTCCTTTGGTGACTCCACGATATGGAATTCCTTTTGACTTGGTAGTAAGTAACAATTGTGGAACTCTTTCCTTGATTGCCACTACTTCAACCAAACTTGTTGGAATGCCTTCCGATATGTTCCCTACTGGTGATGCTTTGGATGGTGTTACTTTCGCTAACATCATTGAAGTTGTAAATCCTTAATTGTTTGTTTGATTGTTGCAAAGGGAGTGGGTATCTTTACTCACTCCTTTTTTACTTTAAAAGATAAAACAATGGAATGTTTCAAAGACCTTATAGGAATTCGTGAGTTGTGCAATTCAGTTTCTCCAAAGTCATCCATCTACTTGGATGATGTTGGGGTTTCATTGGCTGATGTGGAGTCATTCATAACAAGCCAGTATGCGACTGCCAAGGATTATTTTGATGCAAGGCAGACACAAGGTGTGAGGGAGATGAGTCAGCACATTAATAATTATTTCCAAGACAAATACCTTGCGACATCTTTGATTGACTCCCATAGGTTGGGCATTTATAATGGAAGCCAAACTTTGTATGGTGGGCAGAATTATAGAGGCATTCAAATGAAATTCAACCAAGCCGATGCTTTTTATGGTGTCAGCATTGGAGAGATTTCATTGTTGGTTGATTATACTGGCACGATCCAAGTGGAGGTATGGGATTTATTGCAGAACAAACAACTTGACACCATTGATGTTGATGTGGTGAGTGGGGAGATTGCAACGGTATACTTGCACAAATCCTATAAGTCTGACAAGCGACCATTGAACTTGTTTGTTGGTTATGATTCTAATGGCATTGATGCTTTTGTTACTCCTATCAAGGCAAACCTTTGTTGTGGCAAGGTGAGTTGTGGCAACTCATATGTTACTGCCCAAGGTGTTGAAGTGGATGGTGCAAAGTATGAAAGCAACATTGATTATTTGAATCATACTGCCGGACTTTCCATTGTCTATGATGTGAAGTGCGACCATTCAAGTTGGATTTGTTCCCACGCAGAATCCTTGGCTTTGCCTCTTGCTTACAAGACTGCTGAATTGCTTGTTGCTGATGCACTCTATAACACAAGTGGAGAGAGGGCAACAAACCATCACACCATCAACAAGGAGCAATTGCAAGAGAGGTTCACCTTTTATATGAACAAGTATAATGAGTTTATGACTGGATGGCTTGGCAATATGAAGTTGCCAAACAACAAGTGTTTCATTTGCAATTCAATCACAAGACACAAAATCACATTGCCTTGACCATAGAGGAATTTGTAATAAAGACCACCAAGTTGAGGGATGAAATCCTTAACAATGACCCACCTTTAAAGTTGGCTTCATATAGTGTGTTGGCTTTACAAAGCAAAAGGATTTTTACTGAAGGCGAAAATGTTGGTGGTGCAAAACATCAATACAATTCAACTGATGAATTGTATGTGAATCCAACTACTTCACCCGGCAAGAAGTTCAAGCCAAGAGGGAAGCCAAAGAAAGAGGGAGAAAAAGGTGCTACCAAGAAACTGGCAAACATAAAATTTGGTGGCAGAGGATTCAGTAAAGGCAAAGCATCAAAGATTGAAACTGATAGAAAGACAAAGTGGTTCAAGAGTTACAAGGATTACCGGTCAGAAATTGGTTTTCAAAGTGGGTTTGTGAATCTGCAATTAAGTGGAGAATTGAAGTCAGACTTTGAGAATCCACAAGGCAAAGAAGCAACACCAACAAAAGTGGATGTTCACGAATACATCATTCAAGTGAACAAAGACATCAATCAAAAAAAGGTGGAAAAGTTCAATGAGAAATATGATAATGTATTTGGTTTATCTAAATTTGAAATTGAAAAGTTCTATGAGATAGCCACCAAGGAGTTTGTAAGACTTGCAACACAATAAAAAATGATAGGCACTTTATTTTGTGATATATCGGATCGTATGAAAGCGACTGGGTTTTTCTCCAAGTTCTATGAGTTATGTGAACTCATTGACAAAGGTGATGGCTTGGTTGTTCCAATGTATTACAAGGGCAAGAAAAGTGGTTATGTGGATGTCCAAAACTTTGATGTGAATGGGGTTGGTTATGTGCGTAAGACCGGCAATGTTAGAATGCAATTGGACAATTCAGTTCCAAAGATTACCAGTTGTCAAGAGGACTTGTTGAGTTATGTGGTTGCAAACATTCCATTGAGAATGGTTGTGGCAATACCAAAGGATTCATTGGATGACTCACCTTTTATGGATGACTCTTTATGTGCTGATTTGATTGGTGCATTGCAAGGCAACTATGGATTGACTGCCCAAGATATGGATGCCACAAGTGTTAAGGTTGTTGTCAACTCATATGACACATCAAGTCTCAACATTTGGGCAAATGAAAACAGAGGCATTGCATTTGATGAAAGTGTTGTGTTCAGATTTTCATATATTGCAATTGATTTTACTGCCGAAATAAAAGGCAAACTTGAATGCTTACAAAATTGTTTGAAAGATGGCTACTTGGCGTAAATGTTGCAACTTCATAATAAAACAAGTCATTGGTCAATATCCAAGCAATAGGGAGGGAACTGAATGCCTTTATGTTGGATTCATTGACCTTAATGGTGGTGGTTCTTTAAGTGATTACACATTGTCAGACAACACAACTATTTTAATTGATGCTTATGGGAATGGGTATTTAAGAACATTAATGCAATCACAACAAGGTGATGTCTATGCACCATTTTATGACCCAGCAAACTTTATAAATCAAGGACTTTATCTTTATTACGAAGGCACATCAGCCAATAATATTGATATAAACTTCCTTGGTGGTTATTTTGGGACAATAAATTTCAATCCATTAAGTGCCAA